GTAACTAACTGCTTAGTGATGTTTAGCACTATAGCAGTCAGTCACACGAACTGCTAGAGGTAGAACTGCAACTGCCGCTGTCGTAGCTAGAGCTGCCGCTACTGCCGCTGCAGTAGGAGCTTGAGCGCTCGCTGGACGACTCAAACATGGAAGACCGATCAGGCTCACAACGGGACGGCTTGCTGTCGCCGCTATCCAAGTTGATCGGGTTTGCCGGGTTTGCCGGGTGCGCCACGCTCAGCGGGTTGCTCGGGTTCAGCAGACTGTCGTCATCACGGAACCGATCCATCTGACGACCGCTCGGTCGAGGCTTCGATTCTTTGCGAGTAGCCGGCGCAGCAGTCGCCGTAGGCTTCGGCTGAGAGCGGGTAGCTGGGGCGGCTTTCGCTACGGGAGTCTCCCGCTCGATACGCTCGATACGCTCGCGTTCACGAACCACAGCACGAACTCCGGCTTCCCGAGCTTGCTTCATCAGCTCTCGTTCCTTCTCTTCGTACTCCCGTCTTGCCCGACGAGTCTTGATCTCGCCACGAACGATTGCGAATAGCCCGCCAGCTACGATGGAGCCCGTAGCGCCGATAATCATGTAATCAGGGAGATTCATGCTGTCTTTCTTCCCATTGCTTCCAGGGCAGATGCACCTGGGTGTTCTTTAGTACGCACAGCGCCTTGAGCTTCAGCCCGCAGATCAGCGCCAACTTGGATCAACATATCGCGACGGTGGCGGAAGCTATCGGCTGCAGACTTGACCATTTCCGCAATCGCCTTCGATTCGTGCTTGCGAATCAAGGCGGCTTGATACTTGCTGTCCTTGATGATCGCCGACTTGATCATGTTCTCGGTCACTTTGGTGCCGGCAGTGGCAAAAGCATCGCGGTACTTCTGATCGAGCTGAGCTTCAACCAGGTCAACCTGCTGATCGGCGCGATCTGCTTGGAACTGAGCCTTGTGAGCCAGCATCGAGTAGTGCGCAAACAGCGAGGCTTGGCGGGTCATCGCCAGGCTGATGTTGGTCTGGGTGAAGCTCAGGTCTTCACTGAGGCGGTCAGTGTCGATGAAGGTCTTGAGGTTCGATTCAGGTTCGAACTTCTCAACGGGTTCAGGTTTTACAACCGGCTCTACAGGTGGCGCGGTCGCTTCAACCTCCGCCAGCAGCGCTTCGACTTCATCGATCTCGGGTTCAGGGTCGCCAACGCTCTCTTCGACCAGCTTCAGCTCTTCAGCCTGCTCTTCTTCGGTCAGCTTGGGCGCCTCGATCACAGCTTCTTGCGGAGCTTCGGGAACCAGCTCTTCTGCGGCGACCTTCTCAGCTACAACCGGCTGCTCTTCAAGAGCTGCAAGATCGGCTTCGTCCAGGTCGATCTCCACCGCAGGCTCTACAGCCTTCGGTGCTTCGACGACTGGCTCTTTTTCAGCAGCGGCGATGGCTTCGATATCATCATCGAGCCCCGCCAACAGAGCCTCAAGCTCGTCAATCTCTACTTCTTTGGACATTTTATGTGCCTCGTCTCGTTTGTTTCTGTGACTATTAACTAACTTTTTAGTGTGGGGCTCAAGCAAATATCTCTGCTGCCTGAGCAAATACCGCATCGAGCAACGCCTGCTTGGAGCCATCGAAGGCGATCTGGGCAGGGTTCAGACCAAAGACAATCGTGCAGTCCATCTTCGGATCGTAGTGGCTCTTACCGACCAACTCTTCCCAGCCACCTTTCACTTCCGGGCAGAGGTGTCGAATCGTCTTCGTGCCAAGCGCTACGATCACCGGAGGTTTAAGCAGCTCGATCTCCCGCCTCAGATACCCGGAGCAGCCGTTGATCATGCTGTTCTCCAAGTCCATCTCCTTCGGCTTGCGAGCCTTGATCAGAGAGGTCATGTACACATCCTTCATGGCGAAGCCGTGCTCTTTCATCGCCTCTTTGATGTAGTCGGCTGTGTCGCCCACACCAAACATGCCCTTCTCTTCCTCTTTCCAGGTAGGCATATCGGTGATCAGCATCATGCGTGGCTTCTTACCCAATGACGGGTTCGGATGCGGTAGCCCTCCCAGCGGGCAAGCTGTACAGGCGCAGGTTTCATCGACGATCTTGACCAACTCGCCGGCTACATACGGGTCAACGATGATCACCCGCTCAGCCTTCACGTTGTTCACGACGATACCCGGCAGCAGCTCTTTCTGGTCGCGCAGTCGATCAGGGTGTCTGGCGTCTGGCTGACTCGGCTCGATCTCTGCGAATGCACCGACCTTATCCAAGCTCTCTTGAACACGGACGTTGCACGCTCGACGGTTCACCCGCGCAATGAAGTCAGCTTTGCTGCCGAACGGCGCAGTCTTGCGAGCCTCGATGATCGCCTTTGAACCTGTCTCAGACAGCCCCTTGATCGATTGGAATGGCGCGTACAGCACTTTCTGCCCGCGACGGTGGTCGTAGCCAATCTCGTAACGGTCGCTGGACTTGTTGATGCTTGGCGGAACGATATTGATATCGTGCTCCAGCGCATCTTTGGCGAGCCCCTGCAGACGGTCTTCGCCCAGGATGCTCAAGCAAGCGGCGAAGAAGGCTTCTGGGTGATAGACCTTCACCCACATGGTCATGTAGGAGATCAGGCTGTAAGCTACACTATGAGATTTATTAAAGCCGTAGCCAGCAAACTTTTCGATTGTGTCGAACAGATCAGCGGCTTCGCGAGGTTCAAGTCCCTGCTTAACCAGCTTTTTTGAGACTATTTTCGGCATAAGTCACCAAGTCGTAAAATTCGTAACCATTATCTTTAAGCCACTTTCTCTGATCGAGAGAAGGCTCTTTCCTAATTTGAACGTGAAGAGCCATGTGAGGTTTTATTTCAAGCACCAGTAAGTTAGAAGGGCTGTTATTCTTCCTGTCACGGTCGATATGATGAACATGCTCTTCCGCTCTCAAGGGTCTACCTAATAGCGATTCAGCTAACTCTCGGTGCGCGTAAGTTCTATTAGAGCCACCTCCCAATTGAAGATAACCCCCGCGTTCGTGACCTCCCTTCCATCTATTCGACCGCTCACGCACCTTACCGCGCTTAGCTTCGGCCATTTTCTCTCGATGCTCTTTACTCCCAAACTTTGCCTTTAGTGAGGCTCTGTCTCGTATAGAGCCTGGAACTCTTACACCCTTACCGGGCTTAGGCTTCCCGCCGACTCTGAAAACAGAACCCGGATCGCGCTTCATATTCATCGCCCTGGTGTAGAGCTTTAACTGAGCCATCGACAATCCAACTTCCGCAGCTATCGATTCAACATCTACACCTTCACTCAGATATCTTCTTCGAACCAGGTCGCTGTCGATATGCCCGAGATATTCACCTCTTCTTATCTTTTCAGACTGGATCACAACAGCAACGGTTGGCTTTGGAATAGAAAGCTCTTTAGCTATTGCGCCATAGGATTCTCCAGACTCATAGAGAGTCAAAATCTCAGCCTTGCAATCCATACACTCACCGGATAGTTAGTTTCGTATATCTTATAGAGTGTTCAACGGTAAGTGAAGCGAAAGCCCGCGTCTTTCTATCTCTTCGATGAGGCAGTATTCACCCTCTTCGGTTAGATACTTGTTCTTAGAATTGACCTGGACTACAGAGCCGTCATTCAGCTCTATCTCCCAAACAGAAGCGGAGCAGCCAGAGATAAACTTATCTCTCTGCTCAGCCATCTTGGTTGGGTCTTTCTTGCCCATGATCTTACGAAGAGCGTCAGCTTCCGCCATTGAGTAGCCGGCAACGGTTCTTGCGATACTCATGACCTGTTCCTGGTATACAGGCACAGAGTAAGTCTCTTTCAAGGACTCGACGGTAGATGGGTGTGGATAATCAGGCTCTTCAAACCCCTTCTTAATCCTCACATACTTCTCCATCATCCCGGACTGCATCGGGCCTGGTCGATATAGCGCTGTCGCTGCGGTGATATCGTCGAAGGTCAGATTGCCCTCGCTGCCCAAGTCCTTCAGCAGCCGTCGCATCCCGCCCGATTCGAACTGGAATACGCCGAACGTCTTACCAGCGGCGAACGAGTCCAAGACCTTCTTGTCGTCCAGCGGCAGCTTGGTAAAGTCAACGTCGTCGCCTGTCTGCTCCTTGATGTAGCTCTTGGCGAGTCGCATTACGTCCAAGTTGGACAGACCTAGAACGTCGAGCTTGATCAGACCGAAGTCCTCTACCACTCGCTTGTCCCAGTTCACAACGGCCATGCCGTCGCCCTTGATCACAGCGCGATTACCCACCGGCTCACCAGCGACGATCACACCGGCTGCGTGCTGAGCGAAGTTACGGAAGCAGCCTTGCAGACCTACAGCGGTCTTCCAGACAGTCGGGTGAGCCAGAGCGAACGCTTCCAACTCAGGAACCATCGCGACAGCTTCTTCAATTGGTACAGGCTGACCAGCTTCTTTCGGCACGAACTTGGAGCGTTCGTAGTCGGACTCGTTAAGCCCATGAGCCTTGCCAGTCTCACGAATGGCACCTGCACCTGCGATTGTGTTGTAGTTGGCAATACACGCCACTCGGTCTTCACCAAAGTGCTCGACCAGGTGCTCAACAACGTCCTGACGGCGGCTCGACATAAAGTCGAGGTCGATATCGGGAAGGTCGATACGATCCGGGTTGAGGAAGCGTTCGAAGATCAGACCGAAGCGGATCGGATCAACGTCAGTAATGCCCATCAGATACGCAACGAGGGAGCCGCCGACAGAACCGCGACCTGGGCCTACAGTGATATCGTTGGACTTCGACCACTCGACGATGTAGCTCACCAGCAGGAAGTAGTCCTCAAAGCCCATGCGATTCAGTACGCCAAGCTCGTACTTCAGGCGCTCTCGATACTCTGGAATCTTTGAAGCGTCTGGCTTGTAACCGAACACCTCTTGAGTCAGGCGCTTCTTCCACCCTTCTCGACACTGATCGACCAGCGCTGCCAGCGGATTTGTGGCCATGTTCGGCAGACTGACAGGCATCTTCTCCCACTTGTAGGTGGAGCAGATGAAATACTCGTCAGTGGCAGTCTCGGCGTTATCGAAGACCGTCCTCAGATCAGACTCTGCATAACCGAATTTCGTCAGGCGCTCGATGGTCTGACTGATCTCGTGGCGCATTTCACCAGGAGTCATCACATGCAGGTCTTCAGCCGGCTCTCGGCGGAAGGTGTCAGTGACCTTCTGGTGATCCAGGATGCAGTTCATCGTGTTACGGAAAGCCACCTCGCCTTTGCTGTTCAGCGTGGGGCGCGTGATGATCGAACAGAAGCCCCAGCGGCCAATCGCCTCTACTGCTTTCGCGTTGTGTCTGTCGAAGTACAGCGAGTTGACGGGAACAAGCTCTACGCACGCGGTAACGTCGCTACAAGCGTCGGCAATCTTCTTGCACTTGTCGTATGCGTCTTTCATGGAGAACACGCTATACGCGCTGCCCAGCGTCATGCCGATGTTGCCCCGCTTGAAGACCTCAAGCACCTCGTCAAGCGTGAGCTGGGGTCGAGCCGGCTTCTTGCAGCGGTGATCCTCGCGATTCGCCAGGGTGAGCAGACCGATAATGTCCTTGAACCCTTCTTCGTTGTTCGCCATCAGCGTTGGCATGAAGAAGGGATTGGGCGCTTTGCGGGGCTCACCCCGCTTTGCAGCTACCCAGTTCAGATCGTCCACAACATAAACTTGAACCGCTAGGCCGATATCGACCTCACCAGCCTTCTGACTGAGGATCGGCATCGCATCGATGCTGTGAACGTCTGATACAACCAAGCCTTCCCAGCCCGCTTTCTGTACGTCCTTGATCAAGTGTTCGGGATTGCAGATCGACTCGCCAAGCGAGAAGTGCGTCTTTGCCCCGATCAGAACCTTCATTGATCGCCCCTTACTACGAAGCAGCCGTCTCGCTCCAGGATGATTCCCAGTCGTTGAACGGCTGCGATAATGATCGACGCCTGAGAAGACGCCGTTCCATCTGTGTACTCAAACCCACGCTTCAGCGCCTCGATAAGCGCTACACGGGACACCGGGCCTTTGATCAGCAGATCGAAAAGCGCCTCTACAGTTGCCGGCTTGTGACCGCGCATTGAGTTCACGCCTGCTAGCAGGCTCTTACGGTGGTTGATACCGACCAGCAGCATCGCCTTCGCTACTCGCGCAGAGTGGTTTGGCATACCGGACAGTAAATCCAGAGCTTTTTGTGGAAGCTCCGGCTTGGAGGCTTTCTCAGCCTTTTTCTGCTCACGTTTTGCGACCTTCTTCTTGATCGCCTCTTCGTGCATCAGTTTCACCAGGCTGTCGGTATCAATTAGACCCGACAGCGCTTGAACAGATTCTTTGGCTGCGGCAGCGCAGTCGTCTTTGAAAGAGCAGGATTGGCACACCTGCGAGCGGACGTTGTAGGTCGCCGCGAAACCGAAACAACCGGGTTTATCAAACCGCATAGTCAAGCTCCAGACGCTTAACCTCTTCCTTCGCCTTCAACAGATCGCTCGCTGCTACACCTGTAACTGCCATGATTGAGGCGACGAAGTTCAGATTCAGTTCTGGTGGATAGCGCTCGTCGATACCCATAGAGCTTGCAACCTTTCGCTTCGCCTCAACCGCTGCAAACTGCTCCTTCACTTCCTTCGGTGGGCTGAGCAGCAGTTCAGCCATCATCTTCGCTACCGGAGATAGCTCTTTGATTGCCGTCTCGACTCGTTCCCAGGCTTCAAACTCAAGCTCCGGGTTCTCGCCTTCGTCTTCGATCAGATCGAGGATGGAGAAGTCGTCGTTGACCTCTACGCTCAGAGTCCTCTGCTCCATCAGACGAGTCAGCATGTTGTGGAAGTGGTGGTTGCTAGCGACGTTGAAGTAGGTCGAGAAAGCCCAACCCTTTGTCGGATCGAACTTCTTGGATGCGTAGATGAAAACCATGAACGCCTCCTGAACCAGATCGTTGTAGTCAATCGACACAGCGGCCTTTTCGAAGCTCTTGAGCCACTTGCGTGCTACATAGTGGACAAGAGCTTGATGGTTCAGGGGGTTCATGGGCAGCATCCTTGCTATTTCACCGATTAGTTAGTGCATCAGCCGAAGATACGCTTCGCGATGCTCAGTGCGGCTTCGCGCTCTGCGTCAGGCAGACGATTCGCGTAGGCATAGGTGATGCCTTCAACGAAGTCACCTTTCATCATGCCCACTTTCGCCATGTTGATCGCTACGCGAGGGCCGATAGTCAGAGACACCTGGTTCGGGAAAGCCTTCTCACGAATCTC